GGGCGGGAGGGTGGGGCGGCGCTGCCCGTTTTTTTGTCAAGGGGGTAGGGGGGTCAAACATTTGACACCCCCGCCCGATTCGGCCAAGTAACCCCTGGCTGTCAAGTACTAAATACGTCAAACGTTTGACAATTAAAATGTATTTTAATTGTGGGTTTTATGTTGCATGTAGTGTCATGTCGTAGTAATGTCATAGACATTAAAGCAACCTAATCATGGAGGATTAGATATGACTACAAAATTTCCAAGAGCGCATCAGTTCAACAAGCTCGATCCTAGACAGCAACATGAGTTCGCCAAGGATATGACGAAAGTATGGGGCGGCATTGTTAAAGATTTAGAGGAACAGGCAGTAAAAAATGGCACTGCTTACTATCGCGAACAGGCATTCTCGTATAAGGCAAAAGCCGCCTATACGCAGATTCGCAAAATGTTCACTTGGAAGTAATTACCTAGGTGGCGGCATCATGCCGCCGCCGCAACCTAGCCAATGGAGGGCTAATATAATGTCTAAAAATCCTTTCGGAAAAACTGCCGATAAAGACAAGCCATACGCTGTTTTTACCAATGGTGATTTTTTGTGGAAAGTTTTAAAAACCTACAAAAAACCAGACAACGAAAAGAAAGACCCATGTGCGCGTTGGTTTTGTTTCGTAACGTCTAGCGCTTGTCCTAATGGTGAATATGGCGACACATATGCATTAGACGTTAAACAATACGGACGTCTAATGGAATGCACGCCAGAATGGCAAGAGGCATATAATGCGAGTCGTTAAACTATCAATGGTGCTAGCAGGATTAATCCTGCTAGCTACCGCACATGCATTGTACGGGCTGGTGGATCCGCTCGACAATTTCACTGATCAACTGATGCGATTAGCAATGATCGTATATGCTGGCGCCGCTTTTGGTTGCGCTATCCTGTTACATATTATGCGGAGGCGATAATGTTTACATATCATGAGGAAGCGATAATGTGGGAAAGCTTACCGCCGAGTGGTTATGGTTGTTTTCGTTGGACTGATCAAAACAACGATAAATGGTTCTTAGTAGGATCAGCATCAAAATTACCAAAAGAATTGTATGACAAGTGGGTAAAAGAAAATCCATTACCATTGTTTGAACAACGATAAGATAAGAGGCGCCGCTAGGCGCCTCTTTTTTTGTGTCCAGAACCGACATCCAGGATTTTGTTTGTTTTCTGTTTGTATTGATATATAATGATTCGTGAGGGGTAGCGATGACCGCCGACCAGACACGCGAACAGCACCCCTCTTTTTTAACCTGTCTATATGGAGGACAAAATGGACATAAGAGAGTTCTTTAAAGACTGTCTAAAGGATTTTGATAAGCCAAAAAATTGGGAGGATGTAAGTTATCATAATGACGTTTGCCCTAGTTTTGAATACAACGGTTATCAGATCTTTGTTGATCATCCTGATCCTAAACAACGCGAGCTAGAGGGATCGTTCAGATTTTCTATTATTATATCTCTGGAATACGCGGAACATGGTTGGGCTTTTTGTGCTGAGACTATCGAAGAGATATTGCCAGAATTAGAAGTGCCCTATATGACTCGCCCATTGGTATATGATCGAGAATATTATTTAAAAGAGGAAGCATTAAGGAAAGCATCATGACATACGTTTACGTCACGCGGCCAGATAAGAAAGGCGAAAGGCATATCATCAAACAGCCCAAGCCTATCCCAACCGTTACGCAAAAACTTTTGGGATTAACAAACGTTCCGCAAAAGCGCAAAGCAAATGCATAACATCCAATGGGACAGCGTATTCATGATAGGCTGTCTCATCTTCTATGCTGTCGCACTGGTGACGATATTCTACATTGCCATTAAGGATGAGGATTAAATACTAGTCCTCCATACTAGTAGAACGGGGAGCCTCAAGGCTCCCCGTTTTTATTATGCCCGAACCCCGAACCCCGAACCCCGACCCGCTGCTGCCCGATGCCTGGCCGGGGTTTGCCCGAATAATTGCGCTTGTTTTTGGTTTGTTTTTTGCTTATACTTTACTTGTTAATGATGGAGGCTTTAACAATGGAAAAAATCAATAGTTCAATTATCTATCGGGGTAGGTCACTTATTGATCCTAACGAGAATATAGTTGTCGTTGCTATCGTGAAAAGTAGCAATACAAAAACGGGAAACATGGTGCAAACATATATATTATGTGATAACGGCCTTGATCCAATGCTAAACAATAAGCTTGGGAATGACTTCTCAATATGTGGCAATTGTAAACATAGGGGTACGCCAGTTGACATAAACGCGACTGGCAAACATGCCAAAGGTCGTACATGTTACGTTAAATTGTTTCAAGGTGTGTTGCATGTTTGGAAGCATTTACAAAGAGGCGGGTATCCTGTCGCATACGGTCACGATGCTATTGCCAAGCTTGGCGCTGGTCGCATGGTACGAATCGGAACCTATGGCGATGGCGCGGCCGTGCCTAGTTATATTTGGGACAGTCTTTTGACCGATGCAGTAGGGCATACAGCCTATAGTCACCAATCAGATATTCTGGATGTTGATCCTAATCTGTATATGATTAGCGCGGATACAAAAGCCGAAGCTTTGGAAGCTTGGGACAATGGCAAGCGCACCTTTCGCGTTATTGATAACGTTGATCAAGTCATTAAGGGTTCAGAGATTCTATGTCCAGCAAGTAAGGAAGCTGGCCGTCGCGCAACATGCGACACCTGCAAGCTATGTGCTGGCGCATCTATCAAAGCAAAATCAATCGCAATCGTGATGCATTAATAGAGGCGCTTCGGCGCCTCTTTTACTATCAGCCAGGCACAGCTTATCGTTACTGTTGTACTGATGCCTCAGCCCCTGACCCTTGGTTCAGCGTTCGATGATCCCCGAACCCCGAAATCCCGAACCCCGAACCCGACTCCCGAATTGCTGCCCATAGGTTATCGTACCCCGAACCTTGGAACACGGCCTCTGCCGCCAGTCCCGAACGCCCGACATCCAAGGATCCCGAACCCCGAAACAAAAATAGGTCGCCCGAAGACAGGTGCTTAACCAAGATGAAAGACAAGCCTCCCGAACGCGAATACGCGGTATTCCAAGCAATTTGATTTGGGGACAGTCTAACCGTATTGTTTTTTGTTGTTTTTAATTCCAACCAAAACACAAGCCCTGCCCATACTATATGTACGTCAGGAACGCCACCACCATGGCGGTTTTCAATTCGCGTTGTGTGACAGTTCTTTGGTAGGTTTCGTTTCAACGTGTTCCAAAAGTTCACCTCTGGTGTCGGCATCTTTGACCTCTGTAAATTCCCCCTCAATAAACGCTTGAGGATATTGTTGTCTAAGTTGTGACAGTCTTGCGGTGATCTCTTCTCTCGACAAATCATCAAGCTGATGAATCTGTTCGCGCCTATCTACAGTCAACCCACCAAGTGCGGATCGTATCTTTTCAGCATTGATTGCGGCTGAAAATTGTCCAGCTTCTTCAGCACCTGCCGATAAATCATGTAGACGTTTAAGTTGACCAATGATTGTGACGCCATATCTGCGTTCACGTTCTTCACGAAGTTCTTGTATGTGATCAACCAAATGTGGAAATTTTTTGCCAGCCAATAAATGACCAGCAATGCTGGCGGCTGATGCAGAGGCATATCCAGCCCGTCTCGCGCATTCAGCGTTGGAGTAAATGCCTTCAACATATAAACGAGCAAACTCTTTTTGACGATTTGTCAATTTTCGTCCAGTCGCCGCGCTCATGTCATCTGCAAGAATGTCGGTGTTCTTGTTACTCATGTTACACTTGTATCGTATAGAGTGACGATTTTGCAAATTTTTATTGGGTAAAATTTTCCGGGAACCGGGAAAATCGACAAAAAAACACCTTAGAAGTGTAACAACTGTAACAAAAATCGTGAGAAGTGTAACAAAGGCAAAGGCAGGACCAGCCATGATCACAGCATACCTTGTTACACTTGTTACACTTGTTACACCCCATTTGAAAAAATTTTCAAAAGTTTTTTTTCACGAGAGAACTGTAACAAATGTAACAAATTGAACTAAAA